GAGCAGTGCAGGCGGCTGGCGTGAATTGCTGGCGGGCGCGGGTGTTAAAACCGCAGCCCTGTCCGGATCGGGTGTGTTTCGGGACGAAGCCACGGACGAGCGCGCGCGCCAGATCTTCTTTGACGGCGAGTTGCCCAATTTTCAGGTGATTATCCCTGATTTCGGCACGGTTGAGGGCGCGTTCCAGATCACGTCGATCGAATATGCGGGCGCGCATAATGGCGAGGCGACCTACGAGATGGCGATGGCCAGTGCGGGCGCTTTGACCTTTGTGGCGGACAGCTGATGGACAACCCGTGGAGCGGCGAGATCGTGTTGGCTGTGGACGGTGTCAAGCGGCGTTTGTCGCTCACGCTGGGCGCCCTGGCCGAGCTGGAGGACACGCTGGGCGACGGCACGCTGGTCGAACTGGTCGAGCGGTTTGAAAGCGGCGCCTTCTCCTCGCGCGATGTGCTGGCCTTGCTGGTGGCGGGTTTGCGCGGGGGCGGCTGGTCCGTACGCGCGTCCGATCTGGTGAGCGCCGAGTTCGAGGGCGGCCCCATGGGCGCGGCAGCTGCGGCGGCGCGGCTTCTGGCGCGGGCCTTTTTGCTGCCCGAAGAGCGCGGCGCGTGAGCGCGGTTCAGTGGCCTGCCCTGATGCGGGCGGGGCTGCACCGTTTGTGCCTGAAACCGGCCGAGTTCTGGGCGCTGACCCCTGCGGAGCTGATGGTGATGCTCGGGCATGGTGCGGGCGGTGACGTGGGGCCGATGGGCCGGGCGCGCCTGACCGATTTGCTGCGGCAATACCCCGATCAGGGCGCAGGCAAGCCGCGCTCTGGGGGCGGCGACGAAAGGATGGATGATGAGTGATTTTGATAGCGGCTCGCCAATCGAGCAACAGATGGAGGCGCTGGAGCAGAGCTTTGCAAATGCGTCAGGGATGGCGGCAAGTTTCGATGCCGAGATGAAGCGGATCCAGGGCACGTTCGAGGGCGCAAGCCGCGGTGCGCAGGGTCTGGATGCGGCGCTCAGCCGGTCTTTGAAGGGTGCCTTCGAGGATGTGGTCTTTGACGGCAAGAAGCTGAGTGATGCCTTGCGCGATGTCGGCAAATCGCTGGCCAATACAGCGCTGAATGCGGCGATCAAGCCGGTCACCAGCCACTTTTCGGGCATGCTGACCGAGGGCGTGGGCGGTCTGGTCAAGGGGCTTTTGCCGTTTGCGGATGGCGCACCGTTCAGTCAGGGCCGCGTGGTGCCGTTTGCCAATGGCGGCGTTGTGAACGGGCCGACGACCTTTCCGATGCGCGGTGCGACCGGGCTGATGGGCGAGGCCGGACCCGAAGCGATCATGCCGCTGACGCGCGGTGCTGATGGCAAGCTGGGCGTGCGTGCGGCGGGCGGCGGCGGCGGCGGTGTCAACGTCACGATGAATATCAACACACCGGATGTGGCGGGCTTCCAGCGCAGTCAGGCGCAGATTGCAGCCCAGATGAGCCGGATCATGGGGCGCTCGCAGCGCGCACGCTGAACGGCATCACCCCAGCAGTCAGGAGGGATTTTCCATGCAGTTTCACGAGGTACAATTTCCGGTTGCCCTTAGCTTTGGCTCGCTTGGCGGGCCTGAGCGGCGCACCGACATCGTCACGCTGTCCAGCGGGTTCGAAGAGCGCAATACGCCCTGGGCGCATTCGCGGCGGCGCTATGATGCAGGGATCGGGATGCGTTCGCTGGATGAGTTGGCGGATGTGCTGGCCTTTTTCGAAGCGCGGCGCGGCCAGATGTATGCGTTTCGCTGGAAAGACTGGGCGGATCATAAATCCGGCAAGCCGACGGATGACGTCGCGCTGCAAGATCAGACCATCGGCTTTGGCGACGGCGCTCAGACTGTGTTCCAGTTGAGCAAGACCTACCGCTCTGGCGAGGGCAACTATACACGGCTTATCCAAAAGCCCGTGCTTGGCACAGTCATGGTGTCGATTGCAGGCGATCCGGTGCAGGAAGGTGTGCATTACGAGGTTGATCTGACCACAGGACAGATCCATTTCGAGCGCGCACCCGATGAGGATCGCGAGATCACCGCTGGCTTTGAGTTTGATGTGCCGGTCCGGTTTGATACCGACCGCATCCATACGTCTGTTGCCTCGTTTCAGGCAGGCGAAGTGCCAAGTGTGCCTGTGGTCGAGGTGCGGCTATGAGCGCGCTTTCGCATGTGGACGCAGGGCGCTTTGATGGTGCCGAAGTGACGTCCTGGCTGGTGAATTGGGAAAACCCGGCCCAGCGCACGGTTCAGTTTCGCGGCAATATCGGTGAAATCCGCCGGGCAGGCGGTGCTTTTCAGGCCGAGTTGCGCGGTTTGACGGATGCGCTTAACCGGCCCATCGGGCATGTGTTCCAGCGCCCCTGCGGCGCGGTTCTGGGTGATGCGCGGTGCAAGGTCGATCTGGATGCAGATGGCTACCGCGCTGAAGTGGCGATTTATCAGCAGGACAACGCGCGCGTGTTCCGCTTCGTTGGGCTGCTCGGCTATGCGCAGGGATGGTTCGAGCGTGGCAAGATGCGCGTTTTGACGGGCGCTGCTGCAGGTCTGTCTGCGCCGATCAAACTGGACGTGCAGGGCGGCACGTTGCGCGAGGTTTCTCTTTGGGAGCCGCTGCGCGCCAATGTTGCGCCGGGCGATACGGTTGAGCTTATCGCGGGATGTGACAAACGGTTCGAGACCTGCCGTGTGAAGTTCTCCAATGCCCAGAACTTTCGCGGATTTCCTGACATCCCGGAAGAAGAGTGGCTGATGGTGCATCCGTCCAAAGCGCCGTCACGCGACGGGGGCAGCCGGAGATGACAGCGCGTGTCCTGAGCGAGGCGCGCACGTGGATTGGCACGCCCTATGTGCATCAGGCGTCCTGCAAGGGCGCGGGGTGCGATTGCCTGGGCTTGATCCGCGGGGTCTGGCGCGCGCTCTACGGCACAGAGCCTGAAGCCGTACCGGCCTACTCGCAGGACTGGGCCGAGCCACAAGGCGATGAGGTTTTGCTGCGGGCGGCTTTGCGCCATCTGCTGCCAGTTGCGGCGCACGAGGGTCTGCGACCGGGGCAGGTTCTGCTTTTCCGTATGAAGCAAAGCGGGATCGCCAAGCATCTGGGCCTGTGCAGCCAAGCCGATGACGCGGCAGGCGGCGCCCATTTCATCCATGCCTATAGCGGTCACGCGGTGACCGAAAGCCCGTTGTCTGCGCCTTGGCGGCGCCGGATCGCGGCGCGTTTTGAATTTCCCACAGGAGTGTGATCCATGGCGACTATTCTTTTGTCCACCGCAGGTGCTGCGCTTGGCTCTTCTGTAGGCGGCTCTGTTCTTGGGTTGTCGATGACGGCGATTGGCCGCTTTGCAGGTGCGATGATCGGCAATGCGATTGACCGGCGCGGGATGAACCGCACCTCCGTCGCAACACCGCAGCAGATCACGGGTGGCGGCTCGGAGACGATCGAGACCGGCCAGATGAACCGGTTTCGTATGACAGCTGCCGGTGAAGGCAGGCCGATTGGTCAGGTCTTCGGACGGATGCGTGTGGCAGGTCAGGTGATCTGGTCCAGCGAGTTCGAAGAGCGGATCTATACGTTCTGAGGCCCAATTGCCGGACCCCAAGATCGAAGCGGTGGAGGGGGCAGGGCTTGCGCCTGCCTATCGCGGCACGGCCTATGTGGTGTTCGAGAATTTGCAGGTGGCTGACTATGGCAACCGGGTGCCCCAGTTCACTTTTGAAGTGATCCGCGGTGCGCCGCGCGGCGCCATGCCGTATGCGCCCGATATCACTGAGGCCGTCGAAGCGGTCGCATTGATGCCGGGATCGGGTGAATTTGCGCTGGCCACGACACCTGTGCACTACGATCACGGGCTTGGCAAACGGCAAAGCGTCAACGTCAATTCGCCAAGCTACCGCAGCGATTTGGCGACCTCGCTCAAGATGATGAACGAAGAGCTGCCCAATTGCGGCGCGACCTCCTTGATTGTCAGCTGGTTCGGCGGCGATCTGCGCTGCGCCGATTGCGAGATCCGTCCCAAGGTTGAACAGACTGCTTTCGAGGGCGATAGGCTGCAATGGTCCGTGGCGGGCCTCACACGCAGCACCGCCCAAACGATTGCAACCCGCGACGGGCGTCCAATCTACGGCGGAACGCCATCGGACAATTCTGTGATCGAGGCCATCGCGGCTCTGAAAGCGGCGGGGCAAAGCGTGCTGTTCTATCCGTTCATCTTGATGGATCAGGATGAGGGCAACGGCCTGCCAAACCCCTATAGCGACGAGGGCGAGCAGCCCAAGCTGCCGTGGCGCGGGCGCATTACGACGTCGGTTGCACCGCTGCGCGACGGCACGCCCGACGGGACGGGGGCTGCGAAGATTGAAGTGGATACGTTCTTTGGTCTGGCCAAGGCGTCCGATTTTGCTGTGAGCGGTCATACGATCACCTACAGCGGACCTGATGAATGGAGCTTTCGCCGCTACATTTTGCACAACGCGGCTGTGTGCCGCGCAGCGGGCGGTGTGGACAGCTTTTGCATCGGAAGCGAGATGCGCGGCCTGACGCAGATCAGAGGCGCCAACCACAGCTTCCCGGCGGTTGCCCAGCTTATGTCGCTGGCCGGAGAAGTGCGTGCGTTGCTCGGGCCGGACACCAAAATCAGCTATGCTGCAGATTGGTCCGAATACTTCGGCTATACGCCGCAAGATGGCCTTGGCAATCACTACTTCCATCTCGATCCGCTTTGGGGAAGGCGTGCGCGCCACTGATCCGACGCCTTGGGTGCCGCAAAGCAAACCGATCTGGTTTACCGAATACGGCTGCGCCGCGATCGACAAGGGCACCAACCAGCCCAACAAGTTCCTCGACCCCAAATCATCCGAATCCACACGGCCGCACTATTCGAACGGGCAGCGCGATGAGTTGATCCAGATGCAGTATTTGCGGGCGATGAACGCCTATTGGAAAGATGCGGCGCATAACCCGTCG